CTGAAAAATCATCATCTGTGAGTATTTCGGATGACATCAGTTTTATGTCTTGTTTATTAATTGTCATCTTTAAACTTGAATAAATGGAATAATAATCTGATATTCATCATCATCTTCGGGATCATTAAAATCAATGATCGGCTTAGCTGTGATGCCTTTTTTTTGATAGTCAAAAATGACATCAAACGAACGCGAGTCATGCAACGTAAGGGTCATTTGAATATTGCTCTCTTGTAACTGATTAAGTTGTTTTAATAAACCTCTGTTTAACCAGGCACTGTCCACAGTGCCGGATAAAAGCATTGGCCGTCCTGCGGCTTTTATGCCCTCAAAGACGATCAGCTTGCCTGTCAGGCTATAAATATGATCGTGCACCACGGCCGTTTCAGAAAATTCATTGGTCCAGATTAAGTCCTCTGGCAATGTCATTGTATCAAGCGTAATCATGAACTGACCATTCCCGCTTGCCGTATTTCGTCCAGGAATGTCTGAGTATTGCTATCGTTATTAAAGGCGCCTGTTGCCTTGGCACCGCCAATATTCAAGCTGATATCGATTTTCTGCCCGCTACTACTTTCACCGCCGGCACTTCTGGAAGATGATGCGAATTTGGCGGCGGGTGCTATGCCATTATTGAGCATAGCGATAAAATCACTGCCCAGTGTATTCACTGCAGACTTTTTAAGGACGTATTCACCTGGTGTTAGCATGGCGGGTACGCTGTCTTTATTACCTGATCCAGGGACAAGCCCGCCCGTTGCAAATTTTATGGGCCTGTCATTAACAAATCCAAAAGGTTTAAATCTGCCATTCTGGTCTACAAGCGTCGTAAAAGAGGATCTATATCCAAGCGACTTAAAAGCCTCAATAATTTCTTTAACCCTGTCGTTCAATGACTCGTATTGAAATTTATCGCGCTGCAATGCATCCGCCGCAGCTAGATTACCCACCAGACCTGTGTTTATGTTTCGCGATTTTTCGACCTTTTTATAGTTACTCGCATAAGACGCATACACAAGCTTCAGCACTCCGGCCAGCCCTTTTAGCTCCTTAATCAATTCCAGCTTTGATAGGCCTGCCGAGCTGGCTCCCTGTGCTTTTTCTGGCGCTGTTTGTTTCGAGTCTAAAGCGGTTGATGTGACAATTTGTGGCAATTGCTGTTGACCTTGTCCCTGCTCCTTTTCCTTATCGCGTCTCGTTGCCTGGACTGCACCGCCAAAGGCACGTTTAATCGGTTGCTCGGGTGATTTTCCGGCATTCACTCGCTGCATAAATCCAAGCCCTAATTTTTGCACAGCTTCTTTGCGAATGATAAACTCACCTGCCTCAAGCAACGCTTTTACTTTATCGCCACCGCCAAAGCCCGACAGTTTCCCAGATCGCGGCGCAAATCCCCCTTCATTAAAACCATGGATAGGGCCACCATTTTGCGCTTCTTGCGGCGCGTTTCTGGTGACAATGGTGATCACCTTAGTCGCCGGCCGGGTCAGCTCATTAATGATTGATCGTGCTGTACTTAAGCTGCTCGTGTCAATCTCAATAAATAGAGCTAAATCCTGACCCAATTTTTCAGTGATCTGATTAATCGTGGTCTGGATCTGCTGTAGTTCGATCTTGGTTTTTTGCAAAGCGGTTTTTGCTCTGCCGGCATTTTCCTCATGTGCTGTTGCATTATTTTCCAGTACGGTCTTTTGGGCATCATACAAAGTATTCTCGCGCTTTTTTGCCTCTAGAAGCGCTTTTGATCCATCGCCAGCCGCTCTGCTGATTTGTCCATGCAAGCTACGCGAATCTGCTAATAACTGATTAATCTTATCCTGATCGCCCTGCTGGCCTTTTGCGATTTCTTGACTCGCTTCAGCGACCAGCTGATTAAAGCGCTTTTCCTGCTCGAATAATTTATCACGCTTATTAAGGCCGCCAAGCTTAATGTTGAATAGGTTTTTTTCATGGCTTATCGCTAGGTTAGCCAGCGCGTTGCGTGACTGCTGGGCCGCGTTAATTTCATCGGCATAAACACCGCGCAGACGATTAACTTCCTCGCCATAAAACTTAGCCAGCCCGGTATAAACCGATAATTTGGCTTGGCGCTTTTCGGTCTCTACCTGGGCAAGACGGGTCTTATTGTCTTTGGTTTTTTCTAGCTCATCCTGATATTCATTATCAATGAGTCTGAGCTTCTCGTCGGTGGTCGTTTTTTGCAGCTCGGTTTCTTTCTCGGCAAACTCCAGCATTAAGTCAAAACGCGCCTGCTGCTTTTCTCGCTCGCTTTTCTGCGTATCTTCAAGGGCCTGTAAGCTATCGTCTAGTTGTTGCTTAAGATTTTCAGCCTGACGCTTTGCTTGGGCATCAATCAGCGCGGTTAATTCTGCCGTCGCTGTTTTTATTTTTTCATAAGCGATTTTTTGTCGTTCCGCGGCTTCTTCAGTGGCTTTTGCTTTTTGTGCTTCAGCAGCCGCTTGTTGTTTTGCATGCTTTAAAGCGGAACCTGTATCGGCTGTTCTGAGCTCATCAAAATCAGCGTGTATTTGCTTAATCTGCTCAAAGCGTTGGGATAAGGATGTGTCGCTTAGCATTGCCTCAAATCCTGTGTTGATCAATGCAGCGGTTTCAGCCAGATAGCTTCCCGCCACACGAACAGCTTCAAAATGCGTGAGCCATTCGCCCAGTGTTTTACCCATTTCAAAAGCCAGCAGCAAATTCATGGCGGCATTCAGACCAGTCATGGCCTTATCCATTTTTCCGGTACTAATCGTTCCTTTATCCATGCTTGTTGATAAAGCAACAGAAGACGCGCTAGCATTGGTCGATGCTGTTTTATACTGTGCCAGTGCATTGGTGGCGTTTTTTGTCGCCAACGTATGCTTTTCCTGTGCCAGAGTGACTTTTTGCGTAGCAGCTGATAATTCTCCGTCATAGATTACAGCTTGTGATTTTGCACCATTAAGCCTTATCTCTGCGCTGGCTAACTGATTTTTTGCTTCAACTAATGACAAAGCGCCGGCCCTTTGTTGACGTGCATCCACTAATGCAGCCTGAGCGCTGGCTACCCTGGATTCTGCCAGGCGTACTTTGAGTGCGATTTCACTCGTCTCTAGCTGTAGCTGTGCCTGTAGCGCCAGTTGTTTTTCAAGTATTGCGGCGGTTTCTGCCTTGGTAGCCTGAGCACTATTGAGTGCTGTTTCAGACAGTTTTGCCTGGATGCCTAATAACTGATTTTTAACGATCAACGCACGCTCTTGTGCTTCGGTTTCAAATTGTGCTGCCAGTGCGGCTTTTTGGGTTGCGGTTGCATTGTCAATCGTCGCTTTTGCTGATGCCAGCAGGCCTGATACTATTTTTGCCGCGTATATCTCGGCGAGTAATATGGCGGCCTGAATTAGCGGATCAATATTACTGGCGAGTAACTGGATAGATGACGTCAGAGTCCGAGTTGCATTGCCAGCACCTACGGACTCTCCGACATACTTTAATAGAGCATTATTGAGTGTCGTGAACGCTCCCTGCACAGAAACAGGCATCTTATCAGCTGCTGCCTTGACTTCATCAAAGCCAGCAATCAAAGCATCGGTAAGCTGTATGCCAGATACCTTACCTGCCGACATCGCATTTTTTAAGGAAGTGATACCATCAAAGCCCAGGTTTTTAGCGGCGATATTGGCCAGCAATAAATTAGCATCCGCAACCTGGCCAAAATCCTCCCACTGAACAACGCCGCCCCCGATAGACTGAGTTAATTGTCGCACGGTAGACGAGACTAAATCAGCGCTTAAGGATTGCGCCTTAAACGACAGATTAACCACCTCGGTTAATTGTGCGGCTTTTTGCTGTCCGTCTGCATATTTCTTTAAGGCTTCGCTGGTACGTGTATATAAAGTAACCGTGCCGGCTAATGCTGTCTGCGTACGCTGAGACAGATTAAATAAATAATCCTGAACTTGCGCCAGCTGGCCCGTATCGCTAGTGACCTGGCGTAATCGACCCGTTAAGCCTTTATAGGCATCTGAGAGCTGAATGCTATCTTGCGCCCATCCGGCAAATAATCTAAAATCAAGAAAACGCGTCGCGACACTTTGCAGTGATTTCAATTGCGTACTGATAGAGGTTATACCCGCCTTAGACGACTTAACGGCGGGGCCTGTATTGTCTTTTGCACCGATTAAAATGCGAATGGCTAAATCATTTAAGGCTGACATAATAAAAGCATATGAATAGAGAGATACCCACGGGAGAGTTAATTGTTATTTTAATGCTGGCCAGCGTGCTGATTTACTTTGCCGATGACATCAGGCCGGTACTTGTCTGGTCTGCGATTATCATCTTTCCGGTGTCAGCGATTTATCATATTTTGCGCTGGTATTTTAAATCGCGATAATTCAGTGATTTAGTCTGCTACGGGCGAACTAAAGTCCGCTCTACAGCAGGGTTACTTTTCTGACGCAAAGCCAATCACGGACTGGAAGAATCGCCATCCGTAGTCGCTGACTCCGCTGTGTCCGCGCTCGATAAGGATGGCGCAGCTTCGGTCGAGGGCAGCAACGGGGTCTCTAACAACCCGGTTAGACCGACCAGGTTTAAAAAACCCTGGTTGACCTCTATCAACCCGTCTTTGACGCTTTGAAGCTCGCTAAAAGATAAATCATCCGGTTTTTTACCTTCGGGCATTTGTACACAATCACCCAGCAAAGCGACCATTTCATCGAAACGCTCACCGAGCAGGGTCTTAATATCCACATCCTGCAAGGCTTTGGCCTGCGCCATAATATGTCGCGCATCACGTACGCGCAGTTCATTGACAATAACCGCCCGGCCATCACCACCCAGATTAATTACTTTCTGTAATCTCATTGCCGATTCCTAGCCGTAAACCACGCCATCATCAAAAATCACATCACCTGTTTCGCTTGGTATCTTGATTGCCTTGCCGCTCATTTCAGTATCAATATAATCACCAGACAGCAAATCGATGTCTGCGTCCGGGATTAATGTTGCCTTAGGGACGCGTACATAGGCATCCGATTCGCTCTCCAGATTCACACCGTCAAAAACAATCTCGACCTCGATCTTACCCCCGACACTGGATGAAACGCGAGTGCCGGTAATGCCTGAATAGGTATAATCCACAGATTGCACGCCCACAGCACCAGGTGTTTTAGCCATAATGGCACCCATGCGCGGGTGCTCAATAAAATCAACACCTAAGGTTAGCGACGTGATCGCAGATGTCGAAATATTACGCTGAGCTGTTTTTACCCACGCATCCTGGACCAGGGTAATGGATTCGCCCGTCACCGAACCGCCGGCATCATTCAGCGCCGCAGACGTCCCCATAAACAGCATGGCAAACACCTGAGGATCAACTTCATTAAAGCCCAGAGCCACATCGGTTGGCTGATTGATGGTAATTGAGCCGACCACCAGGCCAAAATTGTCACGCCCTTTGCCCAGGCGTTCTTTTACTTCAGCATTCGCCTTCAGTGTCAGCTTGGTGCCGCCGACCGGCCCGATAACCTGTTTATTTAAAACGCCATTCTCCCAGCGACGCAAGTACACATCGCCCTTATACGCAATACCGCTATTCATGTGTCACCTCAATAATATTATTTTTTTTCAGCCATGCCTGCTGCTCAGCCGTGACCTTGATTTTATTGCCCTTTTTCACGGGCTCTCCCTGATGGGTGTGACCTTCTATCTCTATAGTCACCTCAATCAAAGCAGTTGTTTTTTGTTTTTTATCTGCCATTTTTATTCCTGGTTACATTACAGTGGTTTTCGATAAGCCTGGCTGCCGGTGCTTTTCATGCGCAAGACAAACAACAGCGGAAAATAAAAAAAACCTTCCCGATAGGTCGGCCGATTGGGGCTTTTTACGCGGCGCATACGTCCAAAGGGGTGCTTAAAGTGCTTGCCATTTAATAGGCTGATCACTTCTGCCACAATTTCCCCCGCCTCATCGCGTGCCGCACGACCTGACTTATCTTTTACATTGCGCACAACCACGATCAAATGCCATAGTTGATTGGTAAACTGACTATTGAATTCGCCTTTTTCAATCTCTTCCGGCTGATCGTCAAGAAAAATAATCTGCACAGCGGGCGTGACTTGCGTTTCTTCCATCACGCCGTCCAGACTGGCCGCCGTTAATACCTTTTTAGCCGGTACGGTCTGCATGTTCTGTTGCAGGTGTTCGACAATCAAGGTTTCAGCGGCCAGGTAGCTCATTGACTAATCCTACTCAGCTACATCCTGGTTGTCTGGATCACCCGGAGTTGTTTCATCACGTTCCTGGTCGTTCACTTCAGGCATATAAATAGGATCGCCTGCTTCATGTCGCGCTTCTTCGGTAGTAATATAATCACCGAGTTTAACGACGGCCGGTCTAATGGAATATTCCAGTTCTTTTAAGTGAAAGCCGGAAATCATTTTGCCGCTATGGCCATTACGTAACTGCCCCCATATTTTAGCAATCTGCCGAGTAATAATTGAAGCACCCGAATTTTCAGGCTGCTTTAATAAGGGAGCGTCCGCGACATTGACGGCGGTATTGTCAGCATTCGGAAAATACTGCTCTGGATCCTTTGCGAACTGCTCAACCATTTCACTAAGCCGAACATATAACGAGCGAATGATTTTCAAATCCGCACTTCTTCCGCAGGAAATGACTGGTGCTTTCATAGGCGGTACAGCAGGCTATGCCTTCCTGTTTGGAATGAAACGGGCACTCTTCTCCAACGAGGCGGGGCAAGGCTCTGCTCCCA